CCAAGTACCCGATCCTGCATGCTGCGGCCAAGGAAGCGATAGAAGAACTGCCATTCAACGCCGGGCTGATGACGGCCCTTGGTCCTGGCGTGGACATGATGAGCGGCGAGGTTCGTGGGCAGGGCCTGTCCGACCAGCCGGGCGACGACATTTACAACCGCCCACACACTCCTGGGTTCGGCCCGGACGGCACCAGCATGTTCGGTGGCGGGAAGAATCGCACGGACCTGATGCGAGAGGTGAAGGACGCAAGCGGCAACGTGATTGGGTACGGCCACGAAAGCGACGAGGACTTCAAGAAGCGGCTCGCAGAGAACAGGGCCCAGGGTGCCGCGCTGAGGCAGGGCACCCAGGGGTTACTGCAACAGATCGAGAACAGTAAGACCCCAAGAAGGCCGATCAGCCCGGTCATCATGTCCGTGATGCCGCCACCGTTTTAGTAACAAACGCCCGTTGCGGGCCCGGCAAAGTAGCGCAACACTCCGAAGGTGAGGACCTATTCGCCTGTTCGGAGGAGTAAGACATGGACGTTGATGTCGCTGATTCTGTAGACGTTTCGCAGTCCGAGGCCCCTGAGTCCACGGTCGATACGTCTACCCCGGTTGATTCGTCCCCGGGCATGGAAAGCGCACCGGAGCAGCAGGCTTCGGGCACCCCGTGGGAGGCGTTCAAGCGGCTACCCGAGTTCCAGGGCGCCGACGACCGTGCCATCGCGCACCGTCTCTATAGCGCCATGGAGAGGGAGAAGGCAGCATCCAGAGCCTTGGCCCAGTACCAGCAGGTTGTTCCGTATGCCCAGGAGTACCTGTCGAATCGCAGAGAGTTTGAGGCCTGGCGCAAAGCACAAAGCCAGTCCGTGCAGCAGCACCCTCAAGTGGCCCAGGCCCAGGGGCTTCAGCGCCCCGACCAGCAGTCAGCGCAGACGGCCAAGGGCTGGTGGAACCCGCCCCAGGTCAGGGACTCTTACAAGAGATTCCTCATCAAGGACGAGTCGGGCCGTGAGATCATCGACCCCAACGCCCCGCCTTCTGCCCAGGAAGAACTGTACGAATACCAGCAGTACAAGGCTGATTTCGCCCGGAAGTTCTTGGAGAACCCTGAGGGCGCTTTAGGTCCCATGGTTCAAGACCTAGCCGCCAAGCAGGCCCAAGAGATAGTTCAGCAGCAGTTTGAGAAGGTCAACAACGAGCAGTTTGTCAGCACTGTTGAACAGCAGAACAGTGACTGGTTGTTCGACCCCCAGACCGGCAATGTCACGCCGGAGGGGCTGCTGGTACATAAATACGTCGAAGAGGCGAGAGCGCACGGAATCAACGGCCCCCAGCAGCGTTGGCAATACGCCATCGCAATGACCGAAAGGGACATGCTGGCCCGGGTCTTTGATGAAAGCCAGGCGGCTCAAGCCAGCCAATACCAGCAGCAGGCAGTCCAGCAGTTTGCCCCGCCGGCACCGGCCCCACAGGCTCAACCGGCTCCGCAAGCAGCCCCCGCCCCGCAGCAGGACTTGGCCAAGCAAAACATGGAGTACCTGCGACGAGAGGCTGCGAGAAATCCCAGCCGATCAGCCGGTACCGCCAACAACGACTTCCGGGCCCCGAAACAAAAACGAACCTTTGAAGAACTCCTCAGGGAAGACGCAAGTTCCCGAGGGCTAATCTGAAAGGATAAGCAGAGATGCCTAGCAGCACTGATTGGGCACGTTCCATTGGCACGACCATTATCAACTACCTCCGCGAGGAGGAGTTGGCCACATTCCGTAAGTTCAAGGTGTTCGCAGCCCTTGAAGGTAGCGGTAACGTGGTTATGAATCAGGGTGGCCGGGGCATCGACTGGCAAATCAGGTATAGGAATCAGCCCGTTTCGGGAAACAATGGCGAAACCCCTCGCGTCTTCTCGCGTCAGAACCTGTGGGTCGATGCCCAACTCCCGTACCGTGGCTATCAGGTGACGGACAGCATCTACAAGAAGGAGATGCTGGAGAACCGTGGCCAGCAGGCCCTTATCAATGTCGCTGGCAAGATGGCAAGCCGGCTTCAGGAGTCGATGGAGCAGCACCTTTCCAAGGAGGTGTACATCGACGGTAACGCTGCCGGTAACGAGTTGCGATTCCATGGCCTTGAGTCGTTTTTCGGGATCAACGGCACGGTGAATATCGGCACGGGTGCCCAGCGGACGGCCAACGCGGCCGACATGTTTGGCTTCCCCGCCGACACCTATGCCGGCGTGAACACCGGGCTCGGTGCCGTGGCCGGCTCGCAGATCAGTGGCGTGTGGCCGAACGGCGTGGCTGATCCCGAGTATGACTTCTACAGCCCGGTGGTCGTGAACTACACCAGCACCGCCTTCGGTGGCCTGACGGCTACCTGGGCTGACAACTGCGTGGTGGCTACCCGTGAGGCGATCCACCAGACGAAGCGGAACGACACCAAGGAGTCGGAGATCGACATGGTGTTGCTCGACCGCAAACTCTACATCCAGTACCTCAACAAACTCGACTCCAAGGAGCGAGTCATCGTGACCAAGCAGAATGGTCTGAAGTCTTACGGCTTCAACGATGTGTTTGAGCAGGACGGGGTGGAGATTTCGACGGAATACTCGGTCCCTGCCAACTGCGGATACGGCTTGTCCATCGCCAACATGGAACTGCGTTGCATGGAAGGAAGCCTGATGACAGCCGAAGGTCCGTTCTATAACGAAGACCTGCAATCCTATCGGTATGTCGTGTCCGTTTTGGCGAACCTGCGTTTCCGTTCCCCGCGTAACTTCTTCAAGTTGCAGGCGATTGCCTGAGCCTAAGCCCACAAGGATAAAGACCAAATGAGCAATCTCGACTCTGATCCGTGGTTCCCGCGTGGCACGACCCTCGGCGTCACGGCGACCGACCAGGGCACTGGCATCGTCGGCACGCAGCGGTGGTTCATGGACACGACTCCGGCTGGCGTGGTGAACAGCAACGCCCCGGTCAAGTGCATCGCCATGCGGAACACCTCGGGTGGCACGCTGGCTGCCGGCACGGTGGTGAAGGCCAAGACGACCGCCCTGCTGTCCGAAGTGGACGGCAACGCCACGGTTGACTCGCCCATCGTGGGCGTCGTGGACGAGTACCTGACGGCGGCGGTTGCCAACAACGACATCTTCTGGCTTGTCGTTGCCGGCCCGACCTCCGCGACCATTGGTACGGGTGGCGTGACCCAGGGCAACTTTGTGTCGATTGCAACCGGCACTGTGGTTGCCAGCGTGGCCAACAAGACGTTTGGCGTTGCCCTTGCCACTGCCTCGGCCGCCGCTCTGGGCCGGGTTCTGGTGGGCATCGGCGGCTACTCGTCCCGCGTCTCGACTCCGTGATAGTGGCGTAACACGGGCGTCATTGCACCGCACCGATGACTGTCCCGCAGGATGGTTGTCGGTGCGGTGCTGTTTTGTGGAGGCCCTATGTTGATCTCAGAGACCTGCGTTCAGGTCGCCGCCCCTCTTGATGGCCTTGCCCAAAAGGTCAGGGGTTTCGTCACTGTGGCCCGCCTCAAGGCTGAGAACGGCCTGACGGTGGCCGAGTTTGGCGAACTCTTCCTGGCCCTGATGCGGGTCGCCATCGAGGCTGCTGACACGCTGTCCGCTGCGGGCTCCCAGAAGAAGGAACTCGTCCTCGACGCCCTCACGCTGCTGTTCGATGAGGTCGCTGACAAGATGGTGCCGATCTACCTCTGGCCCATATGGGTCGTGGCCCGCCCCGCCGTCAGGGCATCACTGATCGCCGCCGCCTCTGGCGGGATCGAGGTCGTCCTCCAACTCGTCAGGAAGGCATCGTGATTACTGCCATCTGCATTGGTGCCGCCGCAGCGTTGGTGTTTGGCCCTGGGGTCAGGGAATGGCTCCAGACCCTCAAGCCAGCGCCAGTGCCCGAGCGTGCCAAGGCCCCCAAGAAGCCGGTCGCCAAGAAGCCCAAGAGGCCCCGCGATGAGTGAGAAGACTCGCCACTATCTGGCTGCGTTCTTTGGTGCCGCTGCCGTCGTGTCGATGCTCCAGACCGCACCGCCGGCTCCGGCTCCTGCTCCCGACAGCAACCCGCCCAAGATCGTGCTGGCCGGGAAGTTCATCGGCCCCACGGCAGCCGAGGACGCAGCCTGCGTTGCCGCCCTGTGCGACGAGTTCGCCAGGATCGTGACCGCCGATGGCGAGCGAGACACTCCAAGGCTCAAGACCGGGGTGCAGTTCGATGAACTTCGGATCGCCGCCCGCGAGAACCGCACTGGTGGCGTGTCCATTGGCGACCGCCAGCCCAAGGCAAGGGACGAGATCAAGCACTTCTTGGAAGAGGCTCTCGGCATTAGCGGTGGGCCGGTGACGCCAGAGCAGCGAGCCAAGTGGGCGGACGCTTTCATGGCCATCTCAAGGGCTGCCAGCCGTGCCGCAGGAAAGTAAATACCTCCGGCTGCTGGCTGTCTTCCTGCTGCTGGTTGCGGCGGGAATGGCCTTCTCCCGCCTGGCCGTGAAGGCCAAGTCGGACTTCGGCTATGTGCCCAACCCCGAGGGCACGAAAGAGTTCCTGTCCGAACTGGACGAGCCGCTGTTCGCCCAGGCCGGCGAGGGCGCGATCAAGGAAGCCAAGGGCAAGGACACGTTCCTCTACAGGTCTGCCCAGAAGGCACACCAAGCCTACTACGGTCAGCCGTGGGTAGTTGGCCGGCAGGGAATCGGGGACTGCGTTTCCTGGGGATTTTCTCATTGCGTATGGATAGCCCAAAGCGTGGATTGGGAGACCGGCCGCCTCGCCAACCCACCGCCCTTCCCCTGTACGGAAAGTTGCTATGGCGGGTCCAGGGTAGAAGCCAGAGGCAAGAAGCAGGCTGGCTACTCAGACGGCAGTTACGGCGGCGCTGCTGCCAAGTGGCTGCGCGACTGGGGCGTCATCTACAGGGAGCAGTACGAAGGCCACGACCTGCGGCAGTATTCAGCAGACCGCGCCAAGAACTGGGGCAACTGGGGCAATGGCGGCCAAAACGATCAGGGCAAACTCGACACTGAGGCCAAGCGTCATCCAGCCAAGCACGTTGCGCTGGTCAGGAACTTCAAGGAAGCCGCTGCGGCCATCGAGTCCGGGTTCCCGATAGCCGTCTGCTCTGGGTATGGCTTCAGGTCTACAAGAGACTCTCAGGCCTTCTGCGCTCCATCTGGGTCCTGGGCCCATTGTATGGCCCTGATTTCAGTGCGCTACGACAGGCCTGGATGCCTGTGCCTTAATTCATGGGGTCCGAATTGGGTGTCAGGGCCTAAGTGGCCCGAGGACATGCCCGAGGGTTCTTTCTGGATCGACGCCAAGGTCATTGACGGCATGCTGTCTGGCGAAGACTCGTTTGCTGTCGGCAGTGTCGAGGGCTTCGGCTGGCGTGACCTGCACCACGGCAACTGGCTGGCCCCTGCCCCGCAGGACGAACGGATTTCGTTTCTTCTGGCCCTCTAGGGAGATGCTCGATGGTTACCGTGTCCAAGACATCGCTGATCCTGATCTGTGTCGCCTGTGTCTTTATTGGCTGGCGTTATGGCGACGACATCTCCCCGATCCCCAGCCCGCACAAGGACCGTCCGGTGCTGGCCGCCCTGGTGAAGTTCGCCAAGACGGCCCTTTGGTTTGCCGCCTTTGCCGAGCCCGCCCCGGCGCACGCTGGCACAGAAATTCAGTCCGTCATGGTGGACGAGAACGGCTACGCGCACCTCAATCACGCCAGGGGGTGGTGAAATGTGGGAATGGATCATTGCCTTCCTGACCTGGCTGTCGGCCGACCCCGTGATGATTAACGACCAGCAGCCCCGTGCTGCGGCGGCCACGCAGGCGGCCTACGCATCGTTTGCCACCGAGGAGGCCCCTGCTCCGACGCCCAGCAAGTGCGTCTGCGGCGGCACCTGCAAGAACGGGTTCTGGCGGCCGGACGGCAGGATCGAGCAGCCGTGCCCCTGCCCTTCCACCTGTGATTGCAAGAACAAGAAGGG